AGTTCTCGCTCAGGCCCAGAACGTCTATAACAATCGATTGAAGGACACCAACGGCAACATCGCCGACGCGACTGAGTTCACCAAGGAGTTCATGGCCGCGTGGGGCATCGACCCTACGTTTGCTCTGATCCAACACCTGCATGAGGTCAGCGACGAAGAGAAGCGAGTGATGACCGAGCGGTCCAAGGCGACCGCAGAATACTACAAGCAGACCACCATTCTGAAGCAGGAGTGGGACAACTGGATGGACGACATCAAGACCTCCGCGCTCGCGCCGGACGGCTTGATCGTGGAGGGTCTCCAAGAGATTATCAGACTGGTCAAGTTCCTGCACAACGTCAATGAGCCTCTGAAGCCAGGCCAGCGCTCGAAGAGCTGGGATGACATCAGTGAGGCTTGGGAGAGGTCAGCGACCGCGGTCGCTAGGGAACATCCTGAGAGTGACATTGGACCCCACGGACAATCTCCGTTGACGGCAGAGGCTCTGAAGAAGTTTGGCCAGAAGAGCATGGCCGACCAACTGGGGTTAGGTGATATTCCTAATGTAGAGGGCAAGCCTGGGGCCTCTGCTCAGAATGGAGGGGCGGCCCACTTGCTGTCCACAATGGGCGATACGACCGAAAAACATACAGACATAATGAAGGACAACACTGGCCAGCTCAAGAGGCTGAACGACTATCTCGCGTCTTGGAAGTTAGACGGCATCAACGTACCCGGCGGTGGCGGTGGCGGTGGCGGTGGCGGAGGCGGAGGCGGAGGTGATGGAGGAGCGGCTCCATCTGGTCCTGGTGCTCCATCAGGTCCTGGCGCTCCGGCAGGTCCCGGTGCTCCAGCTGATACATCATCAGTCGGCGCGATTCAAGGTGGTGGAAGAGCCGCGGCAGAAGCGGTTGGCGCTGGAGGCGGTCGCACGCCCGCCGGAGGAGGCTTTCCGGTCGGAGGAGGCGATGTCCTTGGGGGTGGTCGCGGTGGCGCTATGCCGGACATCTCGGGTCAGCCAGCTCCAGCTCCAGCTTCACCTTCAGCTGGGTCACCTCCATTGAATGCTCCGGAGCTTGACGCCTTCACCAAGGGTGCGAGGGCCAGAGGTGTGATTGGTGCTCAAACACCTGAGGCGGCCGCGGCAGCCTTGGGTGAAACTTCGGCATCAATCCGTAAGGGCCAGGAAGTAGAGTTTCCAACTGGTGCCGGAGGCGGCATCACAGGTCGTACCTCAATTGCCGCGATAGAACACGATCCGGCGTCGCAGGCCGCAATTGCCAGATTTCAAAAATCATTTCCTAACGTAAAGGATGCCAAGACCCAGATCTACAGTCTCGTCAAGGGTGAGTCAAGTTTGGGACGAGACATGGTCCAGCGCAATCAATACGCAGGATATTTCCAACTGGGTAGCGACGAGGCATATGGACACATGGGGCTGAGCAAGCAGCAATTTGCTGCTCTACCCTTTGACAAACAAATGGATGCCTATACCAAGTGGGCCAAGAGAAATGACCCGACCGGAGAGCATCTCACTAATCTGGGTCTGTTCAATGCCGCTAGCAATATAAAATTGCAGACTAAGCCACTTGATACACCGGTCTATCGTGCCTCTGGTGGCACGGCATTTGAGGCGAAGGCCGCTAGGGCAAACGCTCCGACTTGGGGCAAGTACAGCCCTGGCGGCGTTGGAGGTGATATCACGATTGGAGGCATTGAGAAGTATTATGGCAGGGGAGACGAGGCCACTCGACGCGAGATAGCCGCAGCGGGTGGAGCAGCAGCCCCTGTTGAAACGGCCCAAGCCGATAGATCGATGGTCGATAAGCGGTCGGTCAAGACGGTCAAGGTGGATGCGACCGGCAGCGTAAAGGTGAATGTGGCCAGTGCCGGAAGCGATGCCACGCTAGGCAGTGAGAAGCTGTTCAAGCCGACTACGCCGGAGCGCAGCACCCAGATGGCAGCCGCATCGAGTGGGCCGAGGGCTGACTCGCCAGCCTCGGTTAAAGCGGAGGCGGCAGTTCCATGAGCACGATCAAGGACATCCATCTTCCGTTCAGGGATGACTGGGTCACGGCCACCTTCCGTGGCGCTCCGTTCTTTGTGGAGGCGAACAGCAGGGACAGTGGCCGCAGGATCGTCGAGCATGAGTTTCCGAAGAAGGAGCTTCCGTACGCGGAGGACATGGGCAGGAGGGCCAAGACCTTCACACTGCGAGTGTACTGCATCACCCATCCGTTCACCATGCAGGGTCCATTCCTGGATGGGTTATACAACGTAGACTATCGGATCACCAGAGACGCGTTGATCACGGCGCTGGAGCAGCCTGGACCTGGCACGCTGGTCCTATCGACCAGACCATCCGAGAACGTGGTCGTCACGAGATACAGACTTACCGAGGAAGAGAAGTTTGGTGGCTACTGCACGTTCGACATAGAGTTCTCTGAATTTGGTCTGCCGCCGCAGTACCTCACGCCATCTCAGAATACGAACACAGTGCTGAACAGCGCTGCGGATACTCTCCGCCAACAGACCCAGGCCGGAATGGCCGGGCCAGATCCTCCGGCGGAGAACACTACGTTTGCAAATCGCTTTCCAACCCAACAAAAGACCATGCGCGCGAGGAGATGATGGAAAAGGCTGACGCGATAGAGGCTGAAGGGATCGTCCAGAGACTGCTGTTCAATCTGCTTGGGTGCATCGTGGACAAGCAGCAGGCTGGCATCCAGGCCACGATGATGATCGGGTGGGTGGCCGCGAATGCGTTGATGCTGCTCTACTACGACCAGTTGGGAACTCCTCTGGACGCGTGCTTCGACCAAGTTCGCCAGGCCGGGTGTGACCTCCCGCACATGGATGAGGTCCGTGTATTATTGGACGTTGAGACCCCGCAGACGCTCGGCGCGACCATGATCAGAGATCGCGGCATCATGCTTGCGTTGTGTCAGGAGGGCAAGATCATCTCCAGTATGACCTTCGCAAGTCGCCAAGACGTGGACGATTTGATCTATCAAATTCAAGACCCATTCGATAAGGCCGAAGAGGTGGCCGCAGATACGATGGACCAGATGGACTACCAGGGGATCATTGAGCTCAGGGCGGCGATCGTCAATTTTCTCGTTTCTACGAGCAGACCTCTGCCCAGCATGTTGTCGTACCAGTTCGCCCAACCGTTGCCGAGTTTGGTTATCTCTTACAGGCTCTACGGGGACGCCAGTCGCTACGACGAGATACGAGCGGAGAACAAGGTCGTCCACCCAGCGTTCTGTCCGGCGATTGGTCAGGCTCTCTCGTCATGAGCGACACTGACACAGTTCCCAAGAGAGTGATCATCACTGGTGGCACCACTGAGCCAGCGCCCCCGGTTACCCAATATTCAATCCCTGCTCGCGCGGCCAATTCCAGAGTGCCCTATGAGCAGGCCACGCTGATCGTCGATGGAGTGAACTTCGAGGACTGGGAGACTGTATTCGTTCAGCTTCGCTGGCACGACAGTTGGTCTTACTTCCGGTTCACCAGTGTGGAGCGGGATACTCCGACCGGTCCAGGAGGTCAATACAGAACCTACGTCTACAAGCAGTTCATGCCGGGTTCTATAGCTGATATCAACCTGGGCGGAGTAAACGTCCTGAAGGGTTACATAGAGACGAGACAAGTCTCATACGACGGTACCCAGCACGGCATCGAGCTCCAGGGCAAGAGCTGGACGGCGCCGATCGCCAGGAGCAGCGTCAACACCAAGAGCGGGAGCTTCGACGGCATGACCTGGCAGCAGGTGGCCGAGAAGGTGGTCAGTCCATACGACACCAAGATCATCCCCGTGGGCAGTCTGAACAGCATTCCGTTCGACAAGCTCCAGAACCAACCGGGCGAGACGATCCATGACTTCCTGGAGCGAACTGCCAGGCCTCGAGGGATCATTCTCGGAAGTGACAGCTGGGGAAACTTCCTGGCGATCGGTGACCATCACATGCCGATCCTCAATACCCAGTTGATCGAGGGCCAGAACATCAAGAAGTGCCAGTGCATCTTCCATAAGGAGCAGGTGTTCAACGAGTACAAGGTGATCGCCCAGTCTGCGGCCAGCGATGACAATCACGGCACCGCGGCCAGCGAGCTGGCATGTTCATGGGGCGGGACTGCCAACAACAAGAGCGTATTGATCACTCCGTCGGAGCAACCAGTCAAGACCCAGCAAGAGGTGTGCGACAGAGCCAAGAATGAGGCGCTGTGGCACGAGGGACCTCAGATTGACGTAACGATCATCGTGCAGGGGTGGTTCAGGGATGACGTGAACTTGTGGTGGCCCGGGGACAACGTGTTCGTGTACTCTCCGATGTGTCCCTTGAACATGATGATGAAGATCCAGACGGTCACGTTCACGCAGGACAACAACTCCGGGACCCAGACCCAGCTGGACCTCAAGCAGCCGTGGGCGCTGAAGGACAACGCACCAATGAACGTGGGCAAGAGCCCGGACGAATCCATACCGGATCAACTCCCGGACCAGACCAAGCCAAATGAAGCGATTAAACCGGTGGAGTGAAGGACATGCACAGGGCAACGCCACTCAACTCCTCGTTCCGAGCCTACGTGGCCGGCGGAGCCAGGGTCACCGTTCCAGAGGTTGACGACACGAAGCTCATGCAGGAGAGCCAAGGCAACTTCATGGCCAATGAGGCCAGGAGTGCGATCGAGAGCCCGCAGAACTATGGCTTCACCAGCGTCGTGAGGGATGCGGTCAAGGACGCCCAGGGCAAGATCCAACAGAGCGCTGAGACCTTCGTCAGTTTCATGGGTGGCAACCGGAGCTTTCCGGTGTTCGGCAATATGGATGACCGCCGCTTCAGGCTGAAGGAGCTTCAGAAGGGCGACGTCGCGATGTTCGATTACTTCCAGCACCAATTCCATATGAACACGGACGGCATCTTCACCACTGGGCGAACCGACAAGAAGGTGAAAGTTCAGTTGATTGATCCTCCGCAGCAGCAGTCCGGCAGCCCGAGTGCTCAAACCACCGACGCG